CACTCCTAACTTGGCTCAGATGGTCATTGAGCATGTTGAAAACAATGCGGCTAAGTACTTTGGTCTTACTTCTGGCATGCAGAGTCCAGAGACTCCTGCCCCATACGCACAGATGCTTCAGCAGGTGGCTACCGACAATTGGCTTACCACTATCTCTGAGATTTACACCCAACTACTGCAACTTGGTCTTCAGTACCTTGCCGCAGAAGAAATTGAGAGAATTACAAACATTTCAATTCCTCAGAACATGTCTGACATTGCCAACCAGTTTGATTATGAACTGAAGTTTGACATTCGTAACCTCTATGTCGATTTCGTCATGGAGAAATTACAGGCTATTAACCAGTCTGTCCTCCCAATGGATAGTGGCGGTGTTATTGACAGAAACAAACTCATTGCTATTGCCATGAATGCTATTGCTCCAGATATGGCTAAGGAAGTCATCATCGACCAGTCAACAGCCTCCCAGAAGATGTACCGTGATGTGCAGACCGACATTGCCCTTATGATTCTGGGTAATGAGCCTCAGTATGTCGAAAACGACCCTACGGCTCAAACCAAGATGCAGTATACGCAGGAGATTATGTCTAAGAACCCCGTAGCCCAACAGGCTATGCAGGGTAATCCTACCTTCCAGATGATTTTTGAGAATTATGTCAAAAACCTTCAAATGAGCGTTAGCCAACAGCAAAACAAGCAAATTGGTCGAATTGGGGTATCCCCTCTGGCTGAAAAGATGGCTCAACAGCAAATGATGCCCCCTACCAACAATGAAGCCCCCGTATAACCCCGAACACCTCGCTTTTGAGGGTCAAAATGAGGTCTGGAACCAGATTATGCTCATTATTGACATAAACATCAAATCTGAGGCAGACGAAGCCATTTCTACCGATTACCATGGTGAAGACAGGGTATATCAGTGCGGACGGGCTTCCTGCATTAAAGACTTTAAGCGTATGCTCCTAGAAATCCGAAAAGAAGGCATGGACAGAAAGCACATGAATTGGACGACTGACGAAGAATTGAATTCTTTGTAAAAAGATTGACAGATGTAAAATAGTCGTAAAAGTAACCTTGTTTTCCTTGTTTCTCAAAACACTGTAAAGTCTCAGCAGACTTGAGAATGCTAATAATCTCATGAACCCCAAAGATAGAAACAGCGATGACGACATTGCTGAGTCGCAAGACGAAAATGTCGAAAACGAGAGTGTCGGCTCTCTTACACAAGAACGCCTAGCGGATATTATCCGAAAGGACTTTGACCTATCCGAACAAGGTCAGACGGACACTGCCGAGTCCGAAAGTAATCAAGCAGAAGACTACGAAGGAGACGGTGAGCAAAACGCCACCGAAACTGAAAATAGCGAAGAGGTTCATTCACAGGACGAAGAAGAAACGGAGGACAGGGGTCTTTCTAAGGGTGTTAAGAAGCGAATTGATAAGTTGGTGTCTAAGCGTAGGGAAGCCGAAGCCGAGATTGCCAAACTCAAGGAAGAACTTGAAACCACTAGAAATCAGAAGTTAGCACCCGAACCCGTTGTATCCATCAAGGATTCCCCGTATAGTCACATCAGTACCGTTGCGGAAATCGAGGGCGAAGTCTCTCAAGCACGGTCTGTTCGTAGATGGTGCGAGGAACATTCTGAAGGATACACGGCAAGCGATGCAAGTGGCAACGAAACCTATTACAGCCCAGAGGAAATCAAGCAAATCAAGTTAAATGCTATTGACGCACTTGAAGAGCACCTTCCAAAGCGGATGCAGTATGTTAGAGCCAAGGATAACTTTGAAAACCTTGCCGAAAAGGAATACGGTATTGTTTGGAAGAAGGACATAGATACTCGTGAGAAGCAAATTGCTCACCAGTTTTTGAAGGCTTTCCCAGAGATTACACGCTTCCCCGACTACAAGATGGTTATTGGTGACTACATCGCTGGCGTAAAAGCCCGTGAAGGTAAGGTCTCCAAGACTGTTGCGAAGGCTCCGCATAATCCTAGACCAAGTGGGTCGGCTCCTAAAGCCAACAGTGCAGAAAGCAGACTGAAGGCAACCGAACAACGCTACAAGATAAACTCCTCTAGCGAAGACCTCAAGGACATCCTGCTCAAAAAATTCTTATAAATAAAAATTATGGCTATTCTTACAGAACCAAAAATTACATCGGGTAAGCGGGAAGACCTCGCTGACCTCATCGCTATGGTCGATGCTCGTGACACCCCATTCACCTCTATGGCGAAGAAGGGTTCAAAACCTGGAAATACTCACTTTCGCTGGCAGGTTGACCAGTTGCCTACCACCAAGTCTGGTGGCGTTATCGATGGCACTGATGTTGACCCAGTCACGGATGTGGAAAATTATGTCAAGGACACCGTTGGTGGCGTGACCAAGCAGTATCGTTACGAACTGGGTATGCACCCACAGATGTTCCGCAGAACTGTCCGTGTCTCCCCAATGTCTCTTGACCTTACTAACATCGCTGGCGTTAAGGATGAACTGGCTAACAATGTCGCTAAGGCTATTAAGATGCTGAAGCGTGACATTGAAGTCACTCTATGTGGTACGCAGGGTGCTCAGCAGGATACTGGTGTTGGTGGCGTTCCGTTCCTTACTCGTGGTTTAGACAAGTGGCTTGCCGTTAAGGGTGCTACTTCGGCTAACATCGCTGGTGGTGGTTCGGCTAACCCTGCCTCCTTCGGTACTGTTGCTCAAGACACCTATCTGGCTGTCCCTGCGGACTTCCAGATGCCAGATACGCAACACCAGTATGGTACGGTTGCTGACGACCTCACTGAAGAAAACATTCAGAACCTTCTGACTGGTCTGTACGAACAGACTGGTACTTCGAAGGAGTATGATGCTCTCCTTGGTACTCGTTGTAAGCGTGGCTTTACGAACCTTGTCTTCACGACTGGCTCGTCTGGCTCTGCCGAAACTCGTAACTCGGTTCGTACATTCAATCGTGATGCCGCTGATTCGACATACACCTCTACGGTGCAGGTCTTTGAAGGCGACTTCGGCAGACTGAAGTTGCACTCTTCGACATGGTTGAAGAACAAGTTCGTTGGCTATATCATCCCGTTTGACATGGTCGAAGTCCGCTACGGTGGGCAGGTTGCACAGGTCAGAGAACTCCCCGACTTCGGTGGTGGCCCTGCTCGTACTGTTGAAGCAGTTCTGGGTCTGGTTTGCCACAATCCGTTGGCGTTTGGTAAACTCGACTTCGTCTCGTAAACAGTGTCCGATTTCATTCAACATTTGTCTGAAGTAATTCCAGAACACCTCCGTAAGGGGGTGCAGGAAGAATTACTGCGTGGATGGAGAATGGAAGAAACAAAAGCAAAACACCAAGCCAGACAACTTGGTGCTTTTTTTAAACAAAACGAAGCCAAATCCATTGAAGGTATGGGTCGGCTCGTAGGCGAAATCCCTTCAACCTCTTATCATTATTGGGGTCAACGGCTGGGTTACGATTGCTGGAAGGACGATGAATTCGTCAAGGAATTCTTCCAAGACAACCCCGAATGTGCTGTTTCCAATTATGCCAAGAAAGCCACCGTAAATGGTGCAATTTTTACTGCTGACGGTTATCTTACTCAATGAGAACTGCTGATTTTTCTAGAATCCTTTTTGAGTCTCTCCAACTATGTGGTCTGGATAGAGACGAGATTAGCAACGCTACATTTTCTCAAATTAGAGACCTAGCCAGCATGCGTCTTAGGCTTGCTTGGGAATATGATGCATTCCCTCAAGTTATTAGGTATTCTGAGGAAACCGTCCTTACAGATGCTAATGACGCTCCTTATTTCCTGCTTCCCGCTGATTGCGGTGAAATCTTTAATGTTTGGACACTAAATCCAATTACTACCACAAGAAACGCCCAACTCACCTTTCTGCTTACATCGACAAACTCTGACGATAGAGCCTACCTTACGGTAGCCAAAGAAGGCACTGTATGGGTCGAATACAGAACTAAGGCTCCAGAACTTCATGGTGTCGTATGGGACTCTACTACTCAATTTGTGGTTGGGGCACAGACATACTTTGACGCTGGGGCTGTCTCTGGCACTTTTAAGCCAGTTAAGGGTAAGCCTTATTCTGGTAATTTTTACAAAGCGTTAATCAACAACGAAAACCATAAGCCGTCTGAACAGCCTAACGATTGGGCTATTATCAAGATTCCTCATATTTTTGCTACTTATGTTACTAGAGGTGTCTATGCTGATTACCTTAGAAGTGAAGGACAGGTAGAGAACGCCAAGGTTGCTGAAGCCGAAGCACAGGCTTTCCTTGACGAAGAAATCGATAAAATTGCTCGACAGCAGGGGCAGATTCGTAGAATTAACTTCATTAATCCATATTCCTAATGTCTAATAACATTTCCCTTCCTCCATTTATTAAGAAATTCCGTCAGACTGTTATGACGGGTAACGATGTGCTACCTGCCGTTACTGAGTTCCAGCGTAGAGTTACGCTTATGATTCACCCCCAAGCATCCGTTGTAGTTATTACTTTCAATGACACTGACACAGAAGGCATTACTCTTCAGCCTTATACTTTATTTTCTGTCGAAGGCTACAATGGCCTTGTTAATGTTACTTCTGTAGGCGATACCGTAATTTACGAGGGTCTTATTTAATGGGAAGCGTTTCTTATAGTGGTCTTTCCATCGAGATTGACCCGACAGTTTCGGCTCAGATTACAGCCCTTGACCTTGTAAATAGCACAACGCTTGCTGGGTATCTTTTGCTTGCTGGCGGGACTATGACTGGTGGTATTGTCTTTGATGCGACTGGCCTTCAAAACATCAACAAAGGTACATTCGATAACAGCCTTGGTGGCTACAATGGCATCAGCCTTACTTGTGCTGTGGGCTATGAGTTGAACTGGCAGGGTGGTCACCTTGCAAACTGGTACAGCGGTGCATACCAGCCTATTTATGTAGATAGCCCAATCGTTGTCACGGCAATCAATAGCAATACCAATGTAGACATTACTTTTGATGCTTACAACGATAGTGGTGCTGGCACTCATTATTTACACACATTTGATGCGGCTACTGGTAAACTTAACCTTGCCACCAATGGTGGCGGGCTGACCTTCCCAGACTCAACTGTCCAGACTACTGCGGCTGTGGCTGGCGTTTCTAGTGATAAGGCACTAGCCAATGCAATTGCGGCTTCAATGTGGTATACTTATGATGGCTATGATTGGATTAGGGCAACAAATACAGGTATCGTAAACGCAAGAGTTCTTTCTGGTGATGTAAGCACTTGTGGTATTTCAGATGGCACTTCTTTTGTAACAGGCTTTCCAAGTTTAATTCTTACAACTTCTCTTGTATCTAATGCTGATTGGTTTGTAAGTGTTAATGGAACGCTTTCTGATTTTAGAATTATGAATCAACTTGTTTAATCCATGAAATGGCTAACTCTGAACGAAAAAAAGAAGGCGATACAGGATTTCTTGCTATCGACACTCGTGCTAACCCTTCAACTCTTAAGGAAGGCTACCTGCAAGATGGTAGAAATATTAGACTTGAGTCTACTTCGCTTGAAACCCGAAAAGGAATTAAGCAAGTCTTCTCAAACGGACGAATTGCCACCATCCTAGACGACCTGCCAGAAGGGTCTAAGATTCTCGCTTCTGGACTTAATGTCCTAAAGGATGGTACTGAACAATTTATCATCGTTGTAGCCGATGGTCTGTTTATTTATAACACGAATACAGACATCCTAAGCAATAGGTACGACTTTCCAACTGGAAGACAGTGCATTGAAGATAAGACCCAAGTTTTGCAGGCTGTAAATAAGGTTTACATTTTGCGGGGTGAAACAGAAGCGTTTATTGACGGCAACAGCACCTACACTGGCAGTACAAAAACCATTACAGTAACAACCTTAACTACGCATAACCTAAGTGTTGGGGACGAGGTTATCCTTGAGACCGTACACACTCAGATGTCTGGTGCGTTTGTTATTCTTACAGTCCCAAGTGCAACCACATTTACAGTTAATAATCCTGCGGGAACAGGTGGCAATCACGGTAGTCACACTATTCTTGTGGCTAAGGCTAGACCGCCTCTTGTATTTGATGGCTACAATGTATCGGTAACCAAACAGGGCACTATTGATGGAAGCGTTAATACATTCAGTTCTCTTTGCTGTTTTCCCCCATCTTCTGTTGGCTTTTATTTTCGAAATAGAATCTACCTTAAGTACTCAAGAGATGAGATTGCTGTTTCTTATTTTCTTCCCAATGACTCTGGCGACTGGGAGTTTGACCTAACCATTCAAGCCTTCCAGATTAACCAAGGTGACGAGCAGGAGATTGTAGGCTTTTATCCTTGGACACAGGACAAGGTCTTGGTACTAAAAACCAACTCTATCTATGAACTCAAGGTTTCAGACAATACAACAAGTCCCGAAGTGGTGTTATCACAGTCTTATGTTAGAGCACTCACAACTGAAATCGGGTGTACAGCCAAGCGTAGCATTGGTAATGTCTCCAGTTCGGTCTTCTTCCTTTCTGCCGCTGGAGTCTTCAGTCTTGAGCCACAGTTGGACACTAACCTGCTTGCCAACTCATACCCCCTTAGTAAGCCCATCCAAAAGTATATTGATGCTATCGATGTCAATTTGGCATACAGGTCGATTGGGCAAGTCTTTGCAGGACGGTATTACCTTGCAGTCCCCCTAGAACTTGACGATGAGCAAAGAGTAGGCGTATTAATCTATAACTTAAACAACAAGAACTGGGAGTCTTGCGACCTCTATCCTCTTGGGTTTAACATTGATAATATGATTGTTTCTATCTACGGAAACAGAAAGCGGTTATTTTTCATTGATAACGAAAGAGGCCCGTATTTGGCTGAAGAACTAGATATAGACCAATTTGGTGACACTTATGGAGCCAGAGTGCTTCCTCTCTGGTTGCCGTTTTACCTTAAGTCATTAGAGTTTTCTGAACACAATATTGAAATGTATGCTTTGACCCGCAGATACCAGTTCAACACCCTGCAAGATAAGCGTTTTACTGCCGCTGAAATCGATGTATTTTACGGCTCTGAGGGTGCTCTTAGGGTTGATGTAAACAGTGTAAACCCAGACACTACCCTTAAAATTGACATTAGCACGGCTTCTGGTGGCGAAGAAGAGACTCGAAAAGTACCAATTAGAAAGAAATGTGTTGGACTTGAAATTAAATTGACTTCACTACAGGGAAGACCTTCAGTGTTCACTGCTGTTGTAGAAGCCACTTCTAGTGGTAGAAACCTTCATAGCGAAAGATAATATGGCTCAAATTTCTAAAGGACATCAATACGAAGCAAGTGGAGATAACTCTCAAGTTACCTACGAAAACCTAAATCAGCATGTTGACAATGCTACATTGCTGGCTGGTGCTATTAAGGAACAGGATGTAGTTTCGTTTGCTAACGGTGGTGATGAACTGCTTCTTGCACAAACCAGTAGTTTAGTAAAAATTACAAAGACCAACTTTATTGGTGGACAAACTGAACTTGGAGGTAGCGGTTACATTAATTTTGGTGACCCAGTTGCGGCTTTTGGTATTGGAATAAAAATTGGGGCAGATGGCTTGCAGGTTCAGAAGCGACAGAGTGGTGGTGGTGCATATGGTGAACCAGTTGTAAACTATCTTAATGTTTCTAATGTTGGAAATTTAGATTATAATTCCAACGAAAATGGGATTGTTGAAGCATCTAGAATTGTCATTAGCAACATGAATGATGATACTCTAAATAGCCACTGGGGAAATAGACTTGAACTGTTACATGGCACTAAATTCATTGTTCATGGTCGTAACGCAACTAAAGCACTTACCCCATCTGGGGCTATCATTGCTTTTGCTGGTCAAGCGGCTCCAGCAGGTTGGCTTATTTGTAATGGTCAAACCCTTGATGGTACAAGCACGGCTGTTGAGCCAGACTACGATGAAGATTTAAATGTTGTACCTAGATATTATGCTCTTTGGCTGGTTGTAGGTACTATTTATGGTGGCACTGGGCAGTCTTCGTTTAAGGTTCCAGACCTAAGAGGTGAGTTTATTCGTGGCTTTGACCATGGTAATGGTGCTGACCCTAGAACATTTGGCTCTACCCAGAAAGACCTCGTTAAGGCTCACAAGCACATTGCCTCTAATAATGACTGCAATCCAAATTACGCCACTATTAATGGTGTTGGTACTGGCAATTATAACGCTTGGTGCGATACTAATGGGACTGGTTCTGGGGCGGGTGCGGCTTTGACTGGCGATGGTACACACATTGAGCAGGTTGTTTCTGGCATTCCTACCGTGGGTAGCGAAACTAGACCAAGAAACATTGCTCTTAACTACATTATCAAAATCTAAATATGGGACTAGGAAAACTTGTTGGTGCATATGGCTCTAAGCCGTCTGACATGCCATTGCCCAAGACATACGGGCAAATTGGTCAGCAGAACATGGACATGCAAGCGGGATGGATGCCATCCCAATTGAACTATGAACGCTCGCTCCGACCACAGTGGCAGAATGTAAACGAGTCTTCTTTAGGCTCGCAGGTCTTTGGTGGTGCTGGCGGGGCTGGTTACATCAATATGGCTGGACAGGCTGGACAGCAGTCCCTTGGTCAACAGGAGATGCTAGGAGGCGGTCAATTGTCCATGATGGGCAGACTACAGGGTGCGGCTAGAAATGCGTACATGTCGCCTATGATGCAACAGGCTCAGACCTCGATGTTTAATACTGCCAATCAGTATGCATCTGGTCAATTGAGCCAACAGGACAGATTTATGGCTGGTCAAGCGGCTAATAGTGCTATGGCTTCCAGAGGTCTTACGGGCAGACAGGGCGTAGCGGCTAATGTGCTTGGCAACTATGGCATGTCGCAGGACAGAATTATGCAGGGTCAGAAGATGTTGCAGGGTGTGTATGGCAATGAGGCTGGTATTTCTGGCAATATTGCTAACCTTACTATGTCTGGTTACGACCAGATGAAGAATGCTGGTAGCCTAATGACCAATGCTGGTAATACCCTTGGTCAGTACAACTCTGGCGTTATGAACCCCAGAGACCAAATGGGCTTTGACCAAGAAGCGGCTCGTTACAAGGCTGATGTCAGCAATAGATTGGCTCAGCAGAAGTGGAAGGCTGGCATGTGGTCTGCGGCTGGTGACATGGTTGACGATGGCCTTAACTCTGCATTTGGAGGATTCGGCTGAG